AAATCCATATACTTTTCCTCATAATATAAAATAAAATAGTTCTTCCTATAATTAAATAAGAAGAACTATTTTAATATTATATATATTAATTATCATCTAAATGGAGAACACGGTCTCTAATTTCTTCTGTTCGACCTTGATTCCAAAAGTTTGAACCTATGTATCCGCATGTGCGCCGCACACAATTAAGTAAAGTTTTATCGGTGTTTCCGCAATTTGGACATTGCCAATATAAATGACCAGATTCACCTTTAATTTCTAATTCGCCATCAAATCCACATTTCATACAATAATCAGATTTAGTATTTATTTCTGCATACATAATATGCTCATAAATAAATTTAATAACTTGTAATAATGCTTCTGTATTTTTATTCATGTTAGGGGATTCAATATAAGAAATTAATCCACCTAAAGAATATTTTTGGAATTCGCTTTCAATTTCTAATTTATCAAAAGCACTAATATTTTCACGAACATTTACGTGAAACGAATTTGTAATGTAATCATGGTCTGTAATATCTTTAATAATACCAAATCGTTTTTTTAGTGTTTTTGCAAATTTATAGGTAGTTGATTCCATTGGTGAACCGTAGACGCCGTATCCAAGATTATCTTCTTGTTTCCATTGCTCACATTTATCTGTCATAAATTTTAAAATTTTAATAGCAAATTCTTTACCTTCTGGAGTAGTATGACTTTTTCCAAGCATGGCTAATACACATTCATATATACCACCATACCCAAAACTAATTGTTGCATAATCTTTAGTTAACAATCTATCGATTGTTTCTCCTTTAGATAATCTTGCATATGCACCGTTTTGCCAAAGAATAGGAGCTACATCAGAACGAGTTCCACATAATCTTTTATATCTGCATAACAAAGCTTTTCGAATTAATTCTGAACGCTCTTCCATAAGCTCCCAAAATTTATTCATATCTTTATTTGCACTTAATCCAACATCAACTAAGTTTAACGTAACCACGCCCAAATTGAACCTACCATAATATTTATGTCCTTTATGTTCTTCATAATTTAAACATTTAGATAAATTTTCAGTACTTGTATCTGGTGATAAGTATGACCTACAGCCCATGCTTGGGAACATATCACCATTTTTTAATTCTTTTTGAATTTTATTTGACATATAATCAGGAACTAATCGTTTAGCAGAACATTTAACAGATAATTCTGTTAGCCAATAATACTTAGAGTTATTATGTATGTTACATTCATCTAATGCATATATTAATTTTGGGAAAGCTGGTGAAATATATATACCTTTTTCATTTTTTACACCCAACAATCTTTGCTTTAATACTTCTTTTATGACTAAAGCTAAATCATCTCGTTGTTGCCCATCTGGAACTTCAGCTAAATTCATATATACAGTAATAAAAGGGGCTTGGCCGTTAGTGGTCTGCAAAGTTATAACCTGATATTGCAATGTTTGTACGCCAGCTACAACATCATTATACACCATATCTTCTATTAACTTACTAGAAGCGTCTGGATATTGACGTCTAAAAGCTTTTCTTGATTCCTCAACGAAAGGTGATAAATGAGACAATGTAATTGACTGACCACCAAATTGTGAACTAGCTACTTGAGCAGCAACTTGACTTGCGATATTACATGCAGTACTAAATTTATGAGGCTTATCAATTTTCACTTTTGAGATAATTGTGCCATTTTGCAACATATCTTCTAAATTCACTAAACCACAATTATTAATTTGCATTGCCGCATAATCTGTATCGTGGTAATGTAAAATTCCTTCTTCATGGGCCTTAACAATATCTTTCGGAAGATATTTTCTTTTCATTAAATCTGCACTAATTGTTCCTGCCATATAATCACGTTGAGTTGTAATTAGATTAGAATCTTTATTTGAATTTTCTGTATTCCAATATTCAGAGTCACCAGCAATAATTTCTTCAATACTTTTATCAAGAGGATTCTCACGAGCCATTGTTCTATCGTGACGATATGTAATATATGCTTTTGCAACGTCTTTAAAATCAGCAGACATTAAAGCATTTTCAATTTGGTCTTGAATTGTTTCTACATCTAATACGTTACCAAGATTAATTTGCGTATTAATAGATTCAATTACTTTATCAATAATTTTATTAAAATTATTTAATTCATTATCATTATCTTGCGTTGCATGATATGCACTTAGCATAGCGTTTTTAATTTTATCTGAATCAAAATCAACTAAACGCCCGTCGCGTTTTTTAATTTGCATATTCTTTTTTCCTTTTCTAAAAATAACTTATGAAAAATAAACTTCATGATTAATATTACGTTTATTGTAACAAAAAAACTATATCTTGTATATACCAATTTAACATAATACAAGATATAGTTTTAATTGAGAATATGATAACCATAAGGTTTATAAAATTTGACCTATGAGTTTTTATTATAATGGTCTATTTCTTTCATATGTTACAAAAGAAAATCCAAATTCATGTTTTTCATCGATTGGATGGTAAACACGTCTAGTCTCTTTAAAATAATTAGGCAATGTAAAGAAAGTATCGCCATCTGTAATTTCTGTTTCTATTTCTGTTACGTAACAAGTAGAAACAAAAGGCAAAAACATTTTGTAGATAGCACCACCACCAATGACATATCCATCTCTCGTATCTTTCATTAAAGCAGATACAACAGAAAATGAATCGTGGAAAACTTTTACATTTGGATTGTTATCTTTGTTGATTCTTGATTCTTCTTCTCTTGTAAGTATCCAATGCTCTCGATTAGGCAACACTCTGCCAAGGGTATCAAAAGTCTTCCTGCCAAGGATAATAATGCTTCCATCTGTCTTCTCCTTAAAATATTTCAAATCATCTGGTAAATGCCAAGGCATTGTATCATCTCTGCCAATTACTCCATTTTTGGAAGTGGCAACAATTAATTTTAATTGTTTACTCATTTATTAATATTCTCCTTATACAGATACTTTCATAGGAAGTTTTCCTAGATGTTCATAATTATCTAATTGAATATCTTCAGGTTTATAAGCATAAAAACTTTTTACGTTTTTATTAATAATGAGTTTTGGCTGTTTCATATTTTCAAGGTTTTGACTACGTTCAATTTGTTCTTGTAATGCATCTATATGATTTTTGTATATATGTGCATTATTTACTACATGTGTAAACATACCAGGTTCTAACCCAGATACATGTGCAATCATATAAACTAACGATGAATATTGGCTTAAATTAAATGGAATCCCGAGTCCTTCATCGCCGCTACGTTGTATAAGTATACAATTTAATTTATCGCCTTGTACATTCCATAATGTTTCATACGCACAAGGTTGTAATGCCATATCATGTAAATCTGCTACGTTCCAGAGAGATACAATCATACGACGATTATTACGATTATGCTTTAAATCATATAATAATTTATCTACTTGAGATAGATATACATATCCGTTTCTATCTTGTTCGCAAGATTTAATTTGATGTGCTTCTAACATTTCCATAGCTTTGTTATAATTTACATCATTATATGGATTAATACGGCCCATTTGATAACCATAGGCTTTGCCAATAGTGCCATCTTCTCTAGCCCATTCATCCCAGACATGGCAATTCATATCTTGCAAAACTTTAACATCATTAGACTGCATTTGCCAAATCCATAGCAATTCTTTTACGGCTGTTTTAAAAGCTATGAATTTAGATTGTAAAATAGGAAATTCTTTTTGTAAATCAAATTGCATAATCTGATGCGGTAAGAAAATAGCTGGCATACCTGTACGATTATTTGTCCAAGTACCAGTTTCTAAAATATTTTGTACGATTTTTAAATACTGTTCATCGGCTTGATTCATTGACTTCACCTCCTTTCAAATTTATTTTTTAACTATATGTTTTTATCCAATGTGGACTAATTAATTTTTTATATTTACCAAGGATTAAATTTCCTTTAATTGAAAATTTCTTCCCAAATTTATCTACACCATGAATTAATGTAGCAAAATGTTTTCCTCGATAATATAATATATTTTTAAAAATTAATACACATTCATTATATGGCAAAACATAAATACTTTCAATGACTTTAAATTGAACTTTATAATCAGGTGAGATACCACTAATTATAATTTCATCATCAATTTCAAATTTAGATTTACACAATTTCATTATTTTTCTATATTGTTGTTTTCTTAATTCTCTCATTTTATATATTTCCTCAAAATAATAGCTCGGTATTTCTACCGAGCTATATTAAATATATATTATTTTTTTTCTTGTGGTACTACAGTAGTAGTTCCATCTTTTGGTTTAGCTCCAGTCGCTAAAATTTGTTCACCTTTTTTATAATTAATTTTAGGGAAGAATTGCATTGGGTTATTAGGGCATACTGATTTTTCAGAATCACCTTGACCCAATTCAAAATATAAACAAGGTGTATTAGTTGTACTATCTATACCAGTTAATCCTAATTGTTGTCCACGAAGAACAGTATCTCCACGTTTAACTGACATTTGAGAAGAACACATATATCTAGCGAATGTACCATCATTATGTTGGATATTAATAGATTTATATTCTTTACCGTATTCACCATCATTACCACAACCAGTTACTCTACCATCCGCTACAGAATAGAATGGAGTCCCTGCTTGTACTAAGAATTGCGTACCAGTATGTAATTTACCATTTGCAGTTTGTCCATAATTATCACCCATAGTAACACCAGGGTTATTTAATTCTTTATCTGTAAATGGGAAACTATAGTTAGCTTCATCATAACGACTAAAGTGAGCTTTAGATTCTAATTCACAATATAGATAGCAAATCATAGGAAATTTTTCTTTACCATCACCAGTTCCATCACTAAATGGCATATTTGTTAAATGATGTCCAGCATATGCAACCCATAACCAACCATCTCGTTCTTCCCATTTAATAGGAGGCAATTTATTTTGATTGGTATCTGAATTACCATTGCCAGTAACAGTACTTGTTGATTTTTTATCTGGGTCTGTATATGGTTGACCTGCTCTATCTATACGAGGACATTTTTTATCTTTATCTCCATTAAATGGAATTGTGCCACCATTAAAAGCAGATAAACCAATAGTAACATTTGTTGTAGATATTTTATTAAGGAAGTCTTTATATTTTTCATATACTTCTTTAGGAGGTTTACCTAATACATGAGAAGCACAAGCCAATAATAAACTATCTACTTTGCTATCATCGCCAATAATTTCTTTAACTTCAGATTGTAAACCACGTCTAAATTTATTTAATACTTCATCTTCAATAGATTTAGTGTATTCTTTAGCGTCAGCAATTAATGCTTTGATAGTAGTAGCTTTATAATTTACATCAGTATTTTCATTATAAGAATCCATCGCTTCTTTATTCTTTTTCATAACATCAGACACTACACCATCTTTAATTAGATTTTTACCAGCATTCACTTCATTACCAGTGAAAGAAGCAAGACGCATTAAATTAGAACCATCATCTGTTAAAGACTGACGCCAATTAATATGAGGAATTTGGTCTTCTTTAGGAGTTAAGGACCAATTCATCTTCAATCCTTCACCCCAGATATCCTTGAAATCAAATACTTCAGCAGTATTTTTCTTTTCAACAATGGCTATATTAAATTTACCATCATCTTTTGTTTTCCAATATTTTTCTACACGAGAGAGTGTATCGTATTCTTCCATATTAGTGTAACCCATTTGATTATCATCTAATATAGTAGCTACATTTGCACCAAGGTCATTCATAATTTCGTACATCTGCAATTTGTTACCCTATAAGTTTTTTATCTTATAGTTCTTATAGTTTCCTATAAGTTCAGCATACTTTTTCACGTTTAATTAGCTATACGTGGAGCGGTCTCTTGGGTAGATTATATCTTTTCACTACCTATGCGTTGCCCCTGACTTAACTTAATCAAGCCTTCGGTTCAGATTAGCATATCTACTGACTTAGCTTTCCTGCTTAATACCACTCTAATATTTTATAATCTTCAATAGCTTTTGATTATAAACGGCCATATAATTAACCTGCAATTGGTTCATACCTTGTACAATATAAACATTGGTCTATTTGAACTTCTTGTCCTTCATTAATTCTATCATCAGCTAAACAACGAATTGTTTTGTATTTTTGCAATAGTTATTATCATTGAGTTTTTTATCTCAATCTCTGGAGGTTTCCCTCATTTTCATCGACCAGTTAATTCTGGTCCAGTTTAGCATATCTTTTCACGCATTTTTATTTGTCATAGCGCGTCGCGGCCTCGTGGCAGAATTATATTCTTATTTAAATAAGGTTCATCTGCTATGCGTTGCCCCTGACTAGAATATTATTTCTAGCCTTCGGTTCGGATTAGGATGTGAAACCCTTCCCGTTTAATTCCGCGATAGTCATTCAAAAGATTCTATGACCTTTTCTTTTGAACGGCCGTAATAAATTTATCTTTTTTTCTATCTAAAAAAATGTTGGAATAATTATATAAATATTTATATATTTTTTGTAAGTCACTCATATTACTAATGGATATAAAATATGTATTTTCATTATGACTTTTATTATGAGAAAGTTTCAATGATTTTTGTAAATTTAATTTTTCAAATTCTTTTTTTACACCATTCAAAAAATCAAATGTTCCTATTAAACTAAAAGTATTACTGCTTTTATTTTCTTTAGGAATATAAATACAACCATCACCATCGAAATATCCTCTTATAAAATGACGAATATATTTTTCTGGAACTTGCTTAGTATTTGGAAATTTTAATCTTAGACTTTTCTTTTGAAAACATCCTTTATCAGTTAAATCTTTTCCCATTTTTATATTAGAAATACCAACAGCGTATGATTTTGTTTTTTCATTATAATGTAATTTAATATTACTGTCGCCAATAGCTTTAGTGAATTTCTTTAAATGATTTACGTCAGATTCTTGTAAGGCTAACTTAATATGCCCTTCATAACTAACATATCCATCTGCATACAAAAAACCTAACCAATAAGCTTTTTCTTGAGTATCTATTTTATTAAAGAAATAATCATTATATTTATATTTCTTATTTTTTGATACTCCTTTACTATGGCCTTTTTGGTGCTGAGGTCTTAATTTTACATTAAACTCATTTAAAACTACAGATACAGTTCTAGGACATACATGACATAATTTACTAACTTCTCTTAAACTGCATCCTTCAGAATAAAGGCGAATAATCTCTTTATTTCGTTTTTCTTTTTCTTTTGAATTATTTTTAGCAAAACGATTTATATATAAATTATTCCGTTTAAGAATATCAACAACAGTATGTCTATCAATTTTATATTTATCTGCAAGTTTAATTACAGGAGTTCCATTAGAGTATTCGTTACATATTTTTTTATCTCTTTCAAGAAATTTATAATCCATAATAGATAAATTATTTTCATATAAAACTTCTTGAATTTTAAGAGTAGTAACTTTAAAGATTTTAGCTATTTTATTTATTCCAATATTATTTTGATACATGGAACATATTAATTGTTTATCATAATTTTTTAGCATATATTGCCTCCTTAATTATTTAATTCAATTAATATATTACCATAATAAATTTATTTTATCAACCAGGTTGTGTTCCTCCCCAATACACACAGTTGATAGTCATTCTGGAACCGAGTCTTCCCATCCACCTAAATAGTGTAGCAACCATATTTTCTAATTTGACAATACGTTTTTCTGCTTTATCACCAACACGCATTGCCACAATCATAGCATCTTTACCATGAATATGTGTTGTTTCTTTATATGGCTTAACATCTGGTTTATGATACTCAAGTTCTTCTATCTTTAAGTCTATTGGATAAGCATCTTCGTTATTAGGCATTTTGCCTGGATTAGAAGTTTTAAATTCTCGCTCATACTTAGTAGGGTCTAATAAATGTTGACGAGCTTTAATAGCTTCTGAATCACCAATAATAGATTGTAAATCGGACAAGCCGATAGATTTCATAATATTTGTCGTTACATCATTCCAGCCAGCACTTTCACCTAATTGGGTAGCTTGTTTAGCTCCTTGCGTAGCTTGAGTCGATGTATCTTTTTTGTCTGTTTCTTGTTTTTTATCTTTGTCTTCTTGTTTATCTGTAGGCTTAGGATTTTCCTCAATAGTAGTTTTTACTTTATTCCTTTGCTCTTCAGCCATACTTCACCTACCATTTCTTTAAAAAAAATATTGGTGTTATTTTTATAGTAACACCAATATTATATCACAGATATCTATTTTTTTACATCTTCTTTTGTTTTATCTGTATCAGATTTTGTATTATCTGTTTTTTTATATTTATCTGTATTTGACAAAATAGCAATAGCTTGTTCTTTAGTATATTTATTATCTAGTAAATACTGCAAATCATTTTGTTTAAAGAATTTACCATTAGGAGCTTTAACATCAGAATCTGCACCTTCGTCTTCTTTATTTTGTGTGGCGTCTTGATTAGTTACTTCAATCGTATTAGCTAATACCCATTGAGGAATGGTATCAGATACACATACTAAATCTGGATAAATAGGTTCACAATATGTTTTACCTTGAGGAAGTTTAGTAATCTCTACTCTATCTCTTCCTTTGGGGACAATACGAAATCCTCTATCAGAAGAAGCAGAACCAGAAATAGAAGAGCCACCTTTGGCACCAGCTCCATTGCTAGAACCATTTTTAGCACCAGAAGCTCCACCGCCCCAACCATTGCCACCATAAGAATAATGAGACCAAGCATCACCATCAAAAGCAATATCTATATGTTCATTATTAGCAGCACCATCTTGATATCCCTCCCAGTTCATACCTAAACCAAGAGAAGCACCATACCGTAAAAATTCATCTACTAATGGACCAGGTTCAGAACCTTCATTAACGAGTAATCCTGCACCGCCATAATCAGATACGTCTATTTTCCAACCAGTAGCATGACAGTGAGGCGTACCAGATGCATGATGACCATCTGTACCAGAGGTTAATAATAATTTATTGCCACCAGATTTTTCATAATACCATTTACCAAGTGCTTCTAAAATATCTGTTGCACAAGCTTGTGCACCTTCTAATGAAGCACTGCCAGACTGCTTTGCCCAATATTGACCACCATCAACATCAGACATTGTGCCATAATCTTCTTTCAAGCTTCCCTCCTATGGATTATTTATAAATGTATTTAATTCATGATTTGTTTTAAAATCACCTTCGAGTCGAGCATGATGCCTATCGTTATCATAATATCTTCTTTCACCATAATAACGTCTACCATCATATGTAGTTTGTTTTACAGGGTCCATTCTAAAACTCCACGTCATATCATTATTAATAGAGTTATCATCTACATTTTGATAATCATATCTATTAAATTTAGTATCATCTAACATCAAATCAGATAATTCTTCTTGTTTTTCTTTTTTAGCATCTTGTTTTTCTTTTTTATCATCTTTAGCTTGGTCTAATAAATCTTGTAATGGATTATTGTCTTTTAATTGTTGGAGTTTTTTCTTTTGCCAATAAGTAGCTAATATTTTTTCTCCTGTTTCAGTATTTTCATAGTAATAATCACCAACTACCATAATAGTGCCAGATGCATCACAATCCATTACTTCATTAGGATATAACATTCGTTTCAATAGCCACATAGTTATTTAACCTTCTTAGCTTTTAACTTATTAATTTCTTTTAAAATAGAAGATACTTCTTCTTGTGTCTTATATCCATTATATTTTTCAAAACCAGACAAAATATTATATGTATTATCTGTTACATAGATTTCAAATAATGGCTCATTATAATTATAAGCAGCATAAAAATTTTCATTTACGATAGCAGAATATCCATTTTTGAAATCAAAAATATATTGAATTAATTGTTTAGTCTCGGAAAATCGAGAAGGTTCAAATCCAAAATCTCTCATTTATATCATATGTCCTTTCTTGGCATATCAACAATATATTCACCAAAAACAATTGTTTTGTATTGTTCATTAATTACATATACGTTAGTAAAACGCAATGCTTTGCTAACAACATCTACACGAGTACCATCTTTTAACTCGTTATCTTTATCGATAATATATACGAAATTAACTCGACTATTACTTTCTATGTTAGAACCTTTTATTTCATTAGTGATAACAGCACATGTTTCTCCGTTAAGGTCAATATGTTTTTCGACATATCCTCTAACAATAAAAGGGCTATTTAATATAAAAGCTTTTTCATCAGGTTCATAATTTCTTTGTACTAATACACGATTATTTGCATTTTGTACATCATCTTGATGCATAATGTAATTGATAGGTGGTAAAAATATAGCCAATAATATTATAGACAATAACATAGTTAAAAAGCAATAGAGATAAATCTTTTTTCGACCGACAACGATTGTAGTCTCTTTGCCATGTTTAAAACGCATGATTTTTAATTTTTTAAAAGTAAATATTATCGACACTAAAATTGCCATGCAAAATAATGCAACAGCTGCTTTCGTAATTAAAATGTTTAATAGCATATCTATAATCCTTTATTTTCTTATTAACAATAATAATATTTTTTAAATATCTATTAACTATTATTACCATTAATAAAAAAATAAAGGCGGCCTAACAAGACCGCCAATTATTTTTTATCCGATTGCTAGCTCAAGAGCATCATATACATTCATACTGTTAGTTTTAGTTCTACGTTTACCTTTCACAATTTCTTGTAAAGTTTCGTATTTAAACAGTCTAGGAATATTGATTAATTTCTCTTGTTGTTCTTTAGCCGTTTTCTTTTGAGATTCAGAAGTTACTTTCGTAAATGTAGCAACGTCTACTGTATCTTTAATACCATCTGTAATAGACATAGCAATTTGATTCAAAATATCATCGTTATTACTCATTGCATTTAAGCCTTCTTCTGTAAATTTACCTTCGATAGCCATAGATACTTGTAATTTAGATGCCATTAAAGACAAAATTGTTTCTTGGATTGTTCCTTTGTAATACAAGAAGTATACTTGTACATCTTTATCTTGCGATAATCGCCAAGAACGACGAGATGCTTGACGCATCGTAAATAAATTATATCCCATTTGGTAGAACACAATAGTTGTAAATGCTAACAAATCCAAACCAGTTTCGACAAGAGATGGATTACATAACACAACATCATATCCTGCTTTTAATTTTTTATCTAACCACTCTTCACGAGTAGAAGATTTAATAGATGATGTCATCGTAATGGCTTTAATCCCATTCTCTTCCAGATATTTAGGTAAATCTGTACCAATATCAGTACGGTTTGTCCAGTGATAGTACACTAATACTTTTTCACCAGCTTCTTTTTTTTCTTTACAAATACGGAGTAATTCTTCTGCTTTTTTATTTGTAAATTCAGTTAATTCTTCTGGAGTATATACTATTTTACCATTATCTGGATTAATGATTTGTTTTTGCCCATATGGTTGGTCAGGATATACAGACATTAACTGTGTAATCTGAGACATAACTTTCATCTTGCCAGTACTACTACGACTCAATTCAGTCTTAATATTGTCTTGCATAGCATTATATACATTAGCTAATGGTTCATCCATATCAATACCAATAGGGATTTCTTCATATCCAGGCATGGCTTCAGACATATCTTCTTGCGTCATAAACACAGCATTTTCTAATAAGAACTTAGTAAAGATTAATGGACTAATGCCAGGCATTTCTTTTGTACTTAAACCAGATTTCTTTTGATTGTTGTCTCCAATAACCCAGGAAGAAATAGTTTTATATACACCATACATTCTTACAAATTCTTTTTCAGATTCAGTAGAATATTCAAAGCCTTCCTTTTTCATTAACTGAGGAAAAGCTCTAAACAAAGTATAGTACAAAGAAGATGCATACCCATTTAATAAAGTACCAGTCAAACATAAAGATTTTTTAGCTGTCGCCAATAAAATACCAAATGCTTGTCCTTGCAAACTATCTTTACCTTTAAGTTCTTGAATTTCATCGGCAATGAAATAATCGATATGTCCCTTTAAGAATTTATTGATATATTTTGCAATAGGGTATTTTCTAGGAGCTCTTTGAATAGGAACTTCACCATTTAGAATTTTATCAAATTCTGGAAATAACGTTTTTTCTAATTTGTTTCTGCCATTAATATCTTTACTAGAAATTTCATTATACAATTTTCTAATTTTATTAACTTCGACATAACCATGTTTACCTACTTTAATCCATTTTGCGTTATCATCTAATGCAGAATTAACTGGTGTCCATAATTTAGTCTTAATTGTTTTATCTTCCCAACGTTTAGTTTCGTTATCAAACACTTTAATTGTTTCATCGATAATATAATTATCTTTATTAGGTTTTAAAAAATCCAACTCAGTTAAATTTAATTTAAGCTGATAACGTCTACGACCAGTGCCATGATATTCATATCGATAAATTGGTTTACCTGTCGTAGGAGACGCATAATATCCAGTAACTCCAGTACTTTTATCCTTTTGATTCTTCCAAATTACAGCAGGTCTTTCCTCGTATCCATATTTGGCAGCCTCTTTAGACATGACAATCCATAAATGATATCCTCGTTTTGTATTTGTAATATCAGATTGAATATCTAATAAATCATTAAAGTTATTTACAATAACTGATTTTGATTGAGGTAAACGCATTTCTGTTTCACGCTTCCATTTTTCAACTAGATGCCCTGGACACATAATTATGTTTGTCATTTGTTGATTATTATTCTCAGTTAGATTATGTAAATAACATGCTGACATAGCCATGACAGTTTTCCCACTGCCCATGCTTGCTACAATAAACACACTTTTTTGTTTTTTGAGTGTTCGAGAAACAGTCTCAATTACACCTCGTTGAGCATCGTATAAATTAATATTACCAATATAATCAACATAGTCTGCCACTTCCGTTAAGTCTTTAGAATATGTATCTATTTCTGGATTAAACATTGGTACGAAATTATCTTTAATTTTTTCTGCCAATACTTCTTTATAGCTATTAAGATAAGTATCTAATCCAGTTACTTCTTTAATTGTATTAGATACTTCTTTTGTAGCACATACAGAAATTTCATCTTCTTTAATACCAGTAGATAGAATTTCAATAATTGTATTTACTTTCGCAGAAATATTCCAGCCAAACATTCGTTTATCTTTACGAATGTCCATACCAGAAAAAGCTGTTACGCAATATCTATTTCTTAATTTCTTTAATAAGAAATCAGTCCATTCTTTTTTAATTGGAACTGGACATAAATTGTAAAATTTATTAAATGCAACATCTAATACCTTTTGTTTTAATTCTGGCTCGACTGCTTTATAAATATCGGTTAAAAATTCATCAATTTCCCAAGTATAATATGCATCGCGAGATATATCAATATTACTCCAAGAATTTTCGTATTTACTTTCCATCTCTACGAAGATATTAAAATTAATTGTTTCATTATTAGAAGACTCATCTTTACGTTCAGTAAAATCTTTAGCGTAAATAATAATATTAGAAAAATCACTATTCGGAATCTTAGCGGTCTCTAATGCTAGACTTTTGGCTTTAGCATCTAACGTATATCTTGAATTATATATTTTAGTATTTCTTTTTAATTCTGACTGGATACTTTTAATTAATGTAGAATATCCAAATCCAGACATAAAGGCAACGCCACGAGAACTAAATAATGTTACATTACCCTTCATTGATGGTAAGTTTCCAACTGAAAAACTTAAAGCCATGTACTTCCTCCTTATTGTTTTTTAGTTAACACTAGCTAATTTGGTACCGACATTTTTGTCGGTACCAAAAATATTCTTATATTAAACTACGATATGTTCCATCTGGTAAAAATAAATTAATCTCTACTTGATTGGATGTAGTTTCTTCAATAGTGGCAGATAGGCCACTATCATCTAAAATTTCTTCTTTATTTTTTGATTTAACAATTCGACCTTTTACAAGATGCGAATGTTCTGCGTCTTCTTGTACAATGCCATCTAAACAACCAGATGTTAGCACTAAACCAAGATGACCAATATTAAATGGCAATAAAGGACGTTTATGGTAATCAGATAATAATTCTTGTTCTTGGTTATCCCAAAAATTAGAAACTGCTTCTGACACTTCATACATTTCATGAATTTCTTCATCTGAGATAATGGAACCACGGAAATATTTAATAATTGGTTTTAAACCAGTTACTGTAAATTTACGTTCGTTACCTTCAAATTTTTCAAATTCAAAGGAAGAATTCATCACATTATAATAACGTAATGTATTGAATATTTCTTCATCTACTTCAACGCCTTTACACTCTTCTTTTTTAATACCAGTAATAATAACAATATTCTCACCTGTTTTTTCTTTTTTAATATCTATATCTGTAATATATTTAGATAAAAAAGAACAGATGCCTCTTGTTAATCGACAAATTGGCATAACTAAAAAGATAATTCCTAATGGTTTAGTATAAGCAACAATACGAGAAATATATTCATAATCTTTCGGATTAATTAATTCCGCATTTGATGTTTCGTATTGAGATTGAATATATCCAAACGATACATCAAAAGAGTCATTAGTAATCATACAGCGACCTTGACCACCAAGAATACTTTTCTCAATAAAATCTCGTTTACGATATGAACACTGTGAATCAATAGATACAGAATAAATTTTATTTTCTAACGCGATATTAATTGTTTCGACAGTTCGAGCATCATCACTGCCATACACTAATATATTTAAATCTCTATCTTTTTCAATAGAATGACAAAACCGCAATAAAGCATCTTGGTCAATTCGATAACTATTACAGCTAGAAACAAATTCATTAAATTCTGTTTTACAATAAGAACCATATGAACGAATTAATTGCTGTACATCATCATCATATGATACTAAATGTAAAAAATTATCTAATATAGCTACTACTTTTTTCGCATTATCTATATCTTCTAGTGTATCCATTAGAAAAACTTCTTTAAAAGCTGGTTGTAATTGATATGTAAGTCGTCCAGCATTTAAATATTTATAATATAATGCCTCAGAAAAAGAATTAAAAATATTCATCAACACATCTTTCGTATTATAGAAAAGTGTATCAAAATTATATTTTACTTCTTCACCATCTATATATCGTTGCAAACTATTTTTAATATTTTTAGCACGCTCAATATTTTTTTTTAAAACTTCAAGACTATATATCATTTCTTATGATGCACCCACTTTCTTTTTTTAGGAGGCTTATTCTCTTTACGGTACTCTTTAATAGGAGCAATTACATCATAAAAAATAGTATTAAAAGTTAAATTCGTATTTATATCCCAATGAATAACATTATTCTCTTGGTCATATTCAAGATATAAATAATAATCCATGTCATCGATATTAATACATAATTTATTATTATAAATATAAATATAGCACTCAATACTATCTAAATTTTCTAATACAATAGTAAGTTCTTTTAATTTGCATTGTTTTAAATATGTTTCAATTCGCTTTAATTCATATTCTAACTTACTTTGATTTAATTTCATTAAACTCATATTATTTTCCTTATATAATTTTCATTAACATCTTATCTAACATCTCATTGGATGCATCCTTATTAAAGTTCACGAACTTACTTAATGAAAATTCTTTTTCAACCTTTCTACCAGTAATTAATGCAAAATTTTTATAAATAGAATAACGAGACTCTTTCTGAACCTCACATGACTAAAGTCACATGGTTCTAAAAATAACATAAAAGTTATTTTATTAAGAAGTTTGATTTTCTAAGAAATCCTTATTCTTTTAGGCGTGTCCAGGTCGCCTCTACTGTATAAGACCGAAAGGTCTACAACGCTACTTTTACGAAGAATATTTAATGCTCCATTACAATCTGCATTAAAACGATAGTTATTTTTAGTTCGATATAAACCTCTTTTAACACGTTTACCACTAAACTCATAAGTTTGTGGATTATCTGCATTATAAATAGGTAACTCATCATTATCAAAAAAACTAGCTTTAGAAGTATAGCTCTCTTCTTGTAAAACATAATTAATATTATATCGTTTACATAAATATTCTAACTTTTCTCTAACCCTACCAAAAGGTAATTGAGTAAAAGTTTGATTAGTTTTCTTCCCTAGATTAGCTTTACATTGAAATGATTGGTTATATCCAATCACTAAAGTACCAATATCATTAATTAAACAATAATTAATAATATAACGACAAGTTTTATTGATATAATCATCAACTCTATTTTTTCTCTTATGAGAAATTAAATATTGTTGTTTAGTCTGTTTTTTTATATTTTGTTTATCTTTTATAGATTGTAATCTAGCATTTTGTTTATTAAAGAATTGATTAATAGATTTTAACTTTCTTCCATCAACAATAAAAGATTTTCCTGTGTTAGTCACACAAGTACATAAATTGTTCACGCCTAAATCAATAGCCAGTGCATTGTTAGTATTTAAATTAATTTTTTCTTCTTGAATTTCATATGTATATTGAATTTCGAAGAACCTAGCATTAAATTTAGGAATAATTTTAATTTCTTTTATTTTTTTATCTTCTAATACTGTAGGAATTTTAATTTGTATCTTTGTTTTACATTTTTTCCTAAAAGTATTAGAAGTTGGAAGAATTAACATATTATCTTCTTTAATTCTAATTTGACTAATAATTAAATTAGCATATCCATTTTTAGGTAAATAGTTTGGTAATTTTATATGTCTAAAACTATATTTGCCTTGTTTAGCTAACTTAATTAAACTGAAAAATGATTTAAACATTTCATCAGTATCTTTAAGAGTTTGTTGAGCCATATTAGAATTTAATAATTTATAATTTTCAGAACATTTTAATTCATGATAATTTGCTTCATATCTTAAATATTGTTTTTCCTGAAAATAATACTGTCTAATATTATAGATAGCTTGATTAGTTAAATTCTTAGCTACTCTACATAATTCCCTTAAAATATTATATTCTTCTTTTGTTAAATGTTTTACTTGTTGTTTTACTGTAAGGTACATATATTATAATTTCACCTCGCTTTCCATTAATTAATATTACGATTATTATAATATATTTTTACTAAAAAAACAACTTTATAGTAAAAACTTTTTACAGGACATTTTAGAACCATATTTTTTGAGGTCTCGTTCAGTTAGATTCGCTACATCTAACCAGCACCATTACGTGCATCTTGCACTTTCGTGCAAGCACAGACTATATCTTATCCATATTATATATTTAAAATATATAACTTAGGCGACACCACTTCCACTATCAATCGCTTATAGTGTACTTCCCTCACGAGGAATAGTCGTTGAACGTTCTCTTACGAGCTTAGTTGCTGATTGCCCATTGTTATGTAATCTTTAGGATTTAACCTTGGATTATCTAACTAATTTTTTCTGCTTTCGCCACATTCACACTTAATTCTTATTAAAGAATTTTCGTTGTAGTTTAGTTAGCTTTAGGGGTTTCCAGCAATTCAGTGTCTTAGTTGGATAGTTTTAAAACTATCTCTACCTACTAGTTTCCCAATAGGCTTACTAGTTTGCCGAAATATATCTTATAATTAAAGTCATAAGTGTTATTTCGACATTTTAATAAATAGAATCAAACACCCCTGCAAAAATAGCAGGAATTAAAGTTCGCATATCTTTATTTTCATATAAAGATTTTGTAGCTAATAATTGTTTTGCAGCTTTTTCACCAATACCAGTAATAGATACTAAACCTAATCTAATATGATTATTTTCTACAACACAATTATATTTAGACATATTAAAGTCTACTGGCAATAATTTAATACGCATTTGTTTCATTTCTTTTTGAATATCTTGAATTGCTTTTACATCTTTATCTTTATAAGCTTTCGTTAGCATAACGGCATAAAATTCTTTCGTATAATATATTTTATAATAAGCCGTCACATATACTAATGTTGCATAAGCAATTGCATGAGCTTTATTAAAAGAATACAAACCCATTACAGTAATAATATTCCAAATCTCTTTAGCATGAGTATTACATTGGCTAAAGAAAAATTCTCTATATGTATTAATGGATTTGTCTTTAGCTAATAATTTCATCATCGTATAAGCATCTTGTAAAGAAAAATTAAATGCACACAATAAATTAATTAATTGTTCTTGGTATAATAAAATGCCATTTGTATTCTTTGTAATTTCATCATATATAGGATGAATACGTTTCTGATTATAATTAATATATTGTACATCTGCTTTAATAGATAAAAATGGAGCACGAATTAATGCTAATGCATTTGCTAATTCTTCAATAGAATTAATATGTAATTTCGGCAATCGTTCTTTATACAAAGAAGAGGATACTTGAAATATTCCAGCTGTCAAAGACGTATTTAATAATTTAAATATATTAGTATCATTAAAATTATTATCTCTAATAGATACAATATCACCAGTTATAGTTTCTAGTTCTTTAATAATAGATAATACTTTAGAAGATAATATATCAAATTTTACTAATACTTCTTCTACTTCTTCTTGTGTATTTTGAAGAACTAACATATTGTTTTCTTCTTTTGTATCTGCTTTTATTAAATTTAAATTAGAAATTACTACTCCAGAACTATGCATAGATTGTTTAGAATTATCCAAAAATCTAGCCACATGATTATAACCATATGTATCTATTAAATACATAAATAATTCTTTTCGTTTTTTACTTTCAATATCTATATCAATATCTGGAATTTCCATTCTATCTTCAGATAAAAAACGTTCGAACATTAAATTATATTGAATTGGGTCAATTTCAGTAATGTTTAATAAATAACTTACTAAGGAACTTACACAACTCCCACGGCCTGGACCAATTTTAATATTATGTTCTTTGGCATAATTTACATAATCTGCTACGATTAAAAAATAACTAGCGAAATCTTTATTAATGATAATAGATAATTCTTTTTCAGCTCTATCAATATATTTTTGACTTAATTGCAATTCATTAATTTTATCATATACTAATTCTTTTAATTTAATATTCTGATTTTCAATGACTGGAATATTCATAGTATCCCTCCTTTCTTTTTATATTCTCTAAAATGAAACAATGATATTATACAAGGTTCATTTTTTATATTTCGGTGCTCGACCACCCGTTGTTTTAAATCCTAAATCAGTTCTAATTCTAGGAGTTGTTTTTCGATTTGATTGTAAAGTATCTACTTCTTTCATTTCTTGTAAAGCAGCCTCTAAATCTTTTTTATATTTCTTACTAAATTCTTTTAATGGAAAATAGAATTCCATTTCATTTTTTGTGTAACGATAATCTTTTCTGACACGAGTTAATTCTTCCATAATATCAATTTTAGTATCTGGATTATTTTCTAGCTCATGCAATAAGTCATTTTGTTCACGTGTTAAATTATTTCGTTCATCAAATAAATGACAATGTTGTTCTTCCCTAGTATTTAGTAAATTCAAAAAGTCTTCGATAATTTTAATATCGTTTTTTTGAAATTCAAACATATAGAAAAATCTTAATCCCTTTCGTCATCTTCGTAATCTTGTTCTACTTCTTCATAACCCATTACGTCTACATACTTAATATCATAATCTTCTTCTGTATTCTTCAAATCGTAACCTACAAAATCAGCAATGACATCTTCAATACCATCTAAATCTAATTTACCATTATGATATTCACAAGGTATCTTAATTTTAGTTGTCAACGTAATGGTACAGTCAAATTCAACTTCTCTTTCCATATTTTTTCTCCAATTAAAAAAGAAGAGTCAATATATAATTATATACTAACTCTTCTGCTTTAAATATTCTTTTAAGTCTGTTGTTTTATACAGATATTCAATGACATATTGAGTCCAATTATCTAACATACTAAATTTCATTAATATGTCATGATAAGAAAACCATTTGCCTTCTATTTTATCTGTTTCTTTTACAGAACATGATTTCACATCTAGTAAAAATACAAATCCTAAGTGGTCACCAGTTTCACTCATTGTATCTCTTACTGTGCCAATATAATTAAAAGCCGTGGACAAAGTATCTTTTTTATATAAATTAAAAGATAATTCTTCTTCTAATTCTCGTTTAGCACAAGATTCAATAATAGATATAGTATTTAAACAACAATCAATTACATCTGTATGACCACCAAATCCTGACCAATAATTAAGTAATCTTTCTTCACCAGAAATTCGCTTTCCAATAAAAAATTTCTTTTTAATTGGATTTCTAACAATAATAAAAGAGACAAGTTGTTGAAGTGTTTTGTCTCTTTCAATAGTATCTCTGCGAAGAAAGCTACCTAATAAGTCAAAATCAGAAAGCTCTTGCTTTGTATCGCAAAAGCCTTCTGGGATATGATTTGTTTTAATGAATGGTATTGTAAATACTAATTCATTATTTTGCATTTAAAGCTTCTTTAGCTTTTTCTGCAACTTTAAATTTAAGAGATACAGATGCTTCTTTATGAATTACTTTACCATCCAATGGGCTTTTGTAATCACGAGCAGCTACTTCTTTTTTGGAGAAAGAACCGAAACCAGGGAGTTGAACTTTATCATTCGTTTTAACAGCTTCTAAAGTTACTTCAGCGAAAGCTTTCAATACAGCTTCTACAACAGTTTGTTTTGCTTCAGACTTAATAGCAACAGCTTTAATCAATTCAATTTTTTGCATTTAGAGTTACCTCTTCCTTCTTTAATAATATTTAATATAATATTCCATTTTAGAAAACAATGGAAATATCGGCGTTATTCCGATTTCTGTTTGCATTATATCTTATTCCAAAATATTTTGCAAGCTTTTTCCTACAAATTAGACAAAATTCTTTTTTTAACTAAATTAATTTTCTTAATTTGTTTAAGCTTACCAGCTTTGCATTTTTCTAACGCCTGAATATGACAATGAAGACAATTTAAATTTTGTACAGAACCACTACATGGATTATTGAAAAACAATATTTGTGCATATGCACAAGTTCTATAGATACTACTAGATTCTTTAACATGAGTACCATCAGGTAATTCGTAATATTTACAAATACAATTAAGATATTTATGTTTCATATTAACTCTATCTAATATCTTAACAGAGCCATCTCTTTCTAAAATACTTTGATATTGTTTATTTTTTCTTTCATATATATCTTTTAGTTCTTTTAGTGTAAAATCCTCAATTTTAAAACGACTAAGATATTGCATTAACTCCATTTTCATAGACTAACACCATCTTTTTTGTCGTAACATTCTTGACAATATACATTGCCATCAAAATCTTCAGTAGCACAGTCTGGACAGATATGTTTATTACATTCAGAACAAATTAATAAATCTGTATCTGTTTTTTTACAATCCTCGCAGATATTATCTTCTGATTTTCTAATATAATCATCTTCTTCGTCTTGAGTATTTGTTAATTCTTTAATCGCATCAATCTTTTCTTGCATGTCCATTACAGGTTCTGGTAGAACATTTTGTACTACAGATTGATGATTAATTAAATTTTTCGCACCACATTCTGATAATGCGATAATGTCTTTATATGGACTAATGCTTTCAAAAATTTTACAAATACTTCTTATCTGACAATTATCACACAAAAACATTATATTACAATCCCCATCCTTTCTAACACAAACGATTTCATAATTGCTTTTTCTTGTTCTGTTTGAGCAGATTTAAATGTATCTAATACATTTTGCAATACTTTATTCTTTGCCTCTGTAATCAGAGTATCATAAATAGTAACACTTTCTTCTAATTGGTATTGCCAAAATGGTTTAGCATGGCTAGAAATATATTCATCTAAATCTTCTTGTAATTCATTAGCTAAATCAGCCATATCTTTACCAGATGGAATGATAAATACTTTAGCGAAAATATCTTTTTCTGCCAGTAACATCAATGATTTTTTAGTAGCTTTTTGTCCAGCTACATCATTATCTAAACACAAAATAGGAGTCATATTTAATTTAGCAATGATATCTATTTTTTCTTCTGTTAACGCTGTACCTAATAATCCTACAATATTTTTAACATTATATTTAGAGGCAAGAATGACATCCATCGCTCCTTCTGTAATCTTGATTTCATTACAATTTCTATCTAATTTATTAGCACCAAAGAAAAATGAGGCCTTATTAAAGACTTCATCATTTTTAGAATTAATATATTTAGCATTAGAAATATTATTTAAATCTCGATTCGTAAAACCAACGATAATATTATTATGATTTACTAATGGAATTGTAATTCGCTCAACAAGAACATCTTGTTCTTTATTAACCGTATATCCAATGTTCCACTCATTAATATCGTCATCATTTAATCCACGAGCATATAAATATTCTTTGGCTTTATTAGTTAAATTAGCATGATAGCCATTAGCACGGGCTTTTAATATTTTATATTGAAATGCTAATTGATTATTCTCTAATTCCATATGGCTTCTTTTAGCTAATATTTCAACAGCTTCTGCGAAACCAATCTGTTTTCTGCCAGGAACGCTAGAAATCCATTGTAAAAAAGCAATCGCATCGGAACCATAATTTTTATGAGCTGTGTCTTTTTTGCCAGAATGACAACCCATACATGCCCAGCTCCATCTATTATTTTCAAACCAAATTCTAAATGAAGCTGTGCTGTCATTATGGCTTGGATGCGGACATCTACAAGACCAAACTGTACTAGATACTTTTCGAATATCAGAAGCATATTCAGAAATTAAATCTAGTAAATTAGTATTATTCTTAACAGCTTCGATAAATTCTTTTGAGTATCTCACAGTTAATCTTCCTTTCTATTTAACAGAAAATACATCTTCTTGTGGTGTAATAGTCACACCATCAATTAATGTATCATCAATATATAATTTATTATTCTTAACGATAGCAGCTTTTTTTAATTCTGCTTTCTTAATTTTAGGTTCTACTTCTTCAAAGAAAGTATCAATATGATTATCTGTTAAAGATTTACGCAATACATCTTCATCATACTCATATTTATCTCGACTCTTTCTAAAAGATAAAGTCCCTTGAATTAATTTAATTGATTTCTTACCAGTTTCTTCTAGTTGAGCTTTTGTATACATTTCTAAAGCTCCACCATAAATATCTAATAAAAATTGATTATTCTTTTTAATTTTTTCTAACCAATTATTTACTTTTTCTTGTTGTTGTTCCATATATTGCTTAGCAACTTCTTCTGCTTCTTTAATCTCATTAGCTGCTTCAATATATTTTTTAGTAAAATATTCTGCTTCTTCACGAGTCATTTGTTCTGGGTTATCTAAAGAGTTACCAGAAATTAATTCGTTATCTTGAGCTTCAATATCTTCGATTAAATCACAGATTAAAGATTCATCTGCTTTAAAAATAACATTCGGGATTTCGTTATTTCCGATTTCCGAATTCTTTTCGAATACTGATAAAAGGCTCATCTTTTTTATCCTTTCTAATAATAATATGCACGACACCATATATCATAACACATATACACCATACACAAAATGCAATTAATTTATAATACTCATCAGTTATATATGATGGTATTAAAACAACAGCAAGTAAAAACAAAGCAAACATTATTCCATTCTCCTTTTTAAATAATTAAATATTCTTTTTTCTATTTTAGAAAACAAATCGTTGAGAGATATATTAATAAAAACATTTTGTAAAAATAACTTATTATTATTTCTCTCTAAAGCAATTTTATTATTCCCAAAATCAAATATATCTCCATATTTAGCTTTTACATAAGGATAAAAAGTATCGATAGCAATAGAATACATATCATGTTTTAAATCTATATCGCTTGAAGCAAATATATTATATAACAAAGGATATGTTTTCTTAAAATTTTTTAATTCTGGTTCTGTTGCTAATGACATTATATCTCCTACAGCATTATATTCAATAGTAAAAAACATTGCTAGAAAAACCTCAATACCGTAGAAAGTTTTAAAATCAAAGAATGGTTTATCAGAGAAAAATTTATTTGCTTCTTCTGCAAATGGGATAGCTTGTTCTTCTTTTTTTGCTGTTTCAGGTTCACCATCAATTAATCTAATAGAATACGAAACTTTTTCTAAGTAAGAAGCGTTTATATTTAAAAATTTACCACATACTCGTATACTAAATAAATCAAGAATTATATCCCTTGGCAAAAAACTTTCTTTAAAATATTTAACTACTTTTGGATGATAATATAGGTTTTTTATTAAATTTTGTATATAGATAAAAAAACTAATTCCAGTAGGAAACAATCTACAATTTTCAATAATGCAAAAAAAAGTAGTTCCAACTCTCCGATATATTGCTTCAGTCTCTAACATATTTAATTTATTAATATCTAAAAATAAATTCGATATTTGCATAAATACATCTATGTTTCTTGCTTTATGACTACATAAAATTAATGTGCCATTAAAAATTCCATTAGACATGTTTCTTTAACTCTTTCTTACTAATATATTTTTTTACAGCGGCTTCTATATCTTTTAAAATTGGAACAATATCTTCTTCGTATATTACATCTCCAATATGAATTTCATCTTTTCCAAAAGTTACTTCTAGTTCATAATACTCATAATTATAATCTTCTATGTATTTTAAAAAGATATAAGAAGCAATTTGAATTACGCTACGATATATACCAAGATTAAAGCCTAAATAATTAATAATAATTGGGCCAGCTACTGGCATTAATTGCATCACATATTTATAATTATCGTCTCCATCTTCAAGATAATCAGTAAATATTTTTTCAAAGAATAAACGAATGCCATAATACGTAGAGAAATCAAACATTTCTATGTTGCCAACAGCATCATTAATATTTTCAGAAGTAAATGGGAGATTTTTAATAGTATGGTCAGGCACGTCATATATAGTTTTATCATCTTGGGTACCAATAATTTGGCTTTCTCCATAAAATTCATATAATACATGACAACCAGGTTCATAATCAGTGCCCATTACACTAATGCCAAAACCAATAAAATCATCAAAGGTTAATACTTCATATTTTTCTTTATTCTGGCTATCTGCTTTACACAATTGTTCAATCTCATCATCAAATTTTTCTTTATTAAAATCTAAAAGATAGTTAAAAGAACTTTCATATGTCCATCTACCAGAACTAAAAAATGACCTAGAAATAGTTTCGACATAATCTGATTTCAAATTAAATTCTAAATCTTCAACATACACTTCTTCGAAGCTACCATAATAATTATTTGATATATCTAAATAAGCAGTTAGCAAGCCTTGCATTTTAATTCTATTTTCTGGAGTATTTTCTAACATTTTATTAAAGAAAAGTACATCGCCAGTAAACGATGAATCATTAGCCATAGTATTCCCCCTTTCTTATATATATTAATTAATTAATGTATTTTGTTTACGAATTAATTTATTCATTTCTTTTTGTTTTTGAATAATTTGATAAGATAATTTGCCAATTTCTTCTTGTTTTTCTTCGATAGCTTTTTGTAATCTTACAATTAATTCTTTATTATATTTTTTAGTATATTTACGGCGATTTTTATCTAATAAACGTTTCAAAACATATTCAATTGCTTGACGAGTTACTCCATATTTATTGGCAATATATTGATATGTATACCCTTGTAAATATAAATGTAATTTATCTAATGTTGTTTGAGATGCACCATCTAAATTAGCATATTTAAATTTTTCATTACGAATTAAAATTTCTTCTTCTGTAGCTAAAATATCATCATTTTTGCGTCTACAATCTAAACAAACATTAGTTTTATTTCCTCTACCAAGTTCTTTGCCACAAATCTTACAATATTTTTCTTTAGCTTTATATTGAATATCTAAATTATCAAGATAACAATTTTTTTTATTTCCATCTTTATAAACAACAAAGAAATCTTCTGTTTCTTGTTCTAATAAAAATGCTTTAGCAATTAATCTAGCAATAGAAAAACGTTTTTTATCTGTTACTCTTGTAACCACCATACCATTCGCTTTATATAGAGTGCCTCGATTAATTGTATATCCAAAATGAGATGTATATTGTACTACTTTATCTGAGTATACAAAAAAGCCATCAATGACTTTACATACACCGTTCTTAACATCTTTTTGAATTTGTTCTTTTGGAATACGCTCTTGTTGCATATATCTTCTCCTTATAAAATAATTATAGCCACCCAGTATTATACAAGGTGGCTATAATTAATAAATGCCTTTTACAATTTCAGCATCATATTTTCTTTTTTTATTGATTATTTTTTGACCAATTTCATCATAAGAATCTTTGACAATTAATTGATATACAAATACAGTATCATGAATTGAATCTGCACGTTCAAGTCTACCATGTCGTTGTGTTTGGATTGCATAACTATCCGCAGCTTCATATTCGATTAGATACTTACAAGCATTGAGATTTAAACCTTCCGCACCACTGTCAGAGCATAATAAAATTTTATAATTATCCATATTTTTAAATTTATTATACACTTCATTATATCTATCTTGGCCAGAAATACCACCATTAACATATGCAATACCAACATCTTTAATAGATTTCATTTCTCTGACGCGATTAGTAATCACATCTTGCATGCGTCTAAACTTAGAAAAGATACAAACTTTTTCACCAGATTCAATAATTTCTTCAACTAAATTCATTAATAAATCTAATTTATGATTTTCTTTACACCCAGTAACATATTGTTTTGCCATTTCGCTTTCAGATTCAGACAATAATAATTCTGAATTAGCAAGTTCTTGAGCGAAAGCTTGACGAGCCATAATACCAGCATCTAGTTTAATACGCTCTTCATTATGTAATGCTTCAGCAGGAGATAATGTTTTGTCTAATGCTTCTAGTTTGCGTTTCATTTCAGTTAATTCATCTAATAATTTATTAGACATTTCTAACTGCTCTGGCTCAAATTCACAATATAATTGATTAACGACTAATTGAGGTAACTGTTTAGCCACTTCTTCTTTCTTTTTAGTAATCATATATGGTTTAATTTTACCATGTAATTGTTTTGTATTTTTAGCACCAATGACACGACCATAACCACCATATTTTAAATACAAAGAAGAAAAATTAGTTTTCTTAGGGAATAATTCAGGTTGAATAAATTTAAATAACCCATAAATATCTAACGGATTATTTTGAACTGGTGTAGCAGTAGCTCCAATAGTCATTTTAGCATCACCAAATTTAGCTAATGCTTTATTTCTTTTAGAAGTATCTGATTTAGCATATTGAATTTCGTCAGCCGCTATAAATTCTAAATTCATTGCTAATAATTCTTTACTAACTTCTTTATCTAGTAAAGTTTCGTAATTACAAATATATAAATCGTAGCCTTTAAATTGATTTTTAAATAATTGGCTACGTTCTTTTTTTAATTGTTTGATTTCTTCTTTTAATTCTTTAGTTTTTTCTTTTTTAGATTCTCTTGTTTTAATTCTATTTGTTATATTAGAAGTTAATTCTGAATATGTTTTAATAACAGTAGCTTTTAAATCAGAAAATTTACCAACTTCTTGTTGCCATTGATATTTCAAACTAGCTTTTACAATAATAAGACCAGGACCATTAATTACATTTTTATGCAAAGCTTCTAAATACGAACAAATAACGATAACAGTTTTGCCAGCTCCGCAAGGCAGGACAGTAAGGGCCTTTTTATTATGCAAAATAAAATTTGCAACCTCTTTTTGATAGTCATAAGGTTGCAATTTCATACAAGAACCTAAATTAAAATACGAATCTACAGAAAATTTATTTTCTAATTCATTATAAATTTGCTCAGATATAATCCAAGTTTTATTATCTAAATTGTATTGGACTTTACCAGAATTAAAAAGACAGAATAAATAATTAAGGTCTTCCCTAGAAACAGATTTGATTTCAATTTCATAGGAAGACCCTTCTTTTGATTTTAATACTAATTGTTCCATACTCATAGTATTACATACGTTTAATATATTTGTCATCAATTTCTTTTAAAAATCTTGATTCGTCATAATTTCTCCAAGCTCCGCGAGAGTTAGATTTATTATGACGAGTCAGAAATAAAAGAGATTTAGCGCGAGTCATACCAACGTAAAATAAACGACGTTCTTCTTCTTCCATATGAGATTTAATCGCCATAAAAGAAGGAATTTGCATTTCACTACAACCGATAATAATAACGATTGGCCATTCTAAGCCTTTGGAAGAATGAATGGTAGTTAATGTTACACCACCATGTTTATTTTCAGATTCTTGTTGACCTACAACCATTGCATCTAATAAATCTTGTAAAGTTATAGATTGTTTAGCGATAGCAATTAATTCATTAACAATTTGCCAACGGGCTTCAAATTCCTCAGCGTCTTTTGTTTTCTTAATAAATTCTTTATAGTTTACTGCTTCAACTACTAATTCAATTAACATAGCAGGCGTCATAAAAGAACTACCCTCTTGAATTTGCTCTAATACTGCACAAAAATTAGCTAATCCAATTTTTTGTTTAGCAGATAATCCTTTACAAGATAATAATACTTGTTTCATAGAAGCAATATCTTTAACAGAATCTACACTATGTAAGAAATGAAATGTTAATGTTTCAATAGCTTTTTCTCCAAAACCTCGTTTAGGTACTTGAAGAGCACGACAAATAGAAGTAAAATCTTTTGGATTATTGAATACTTGCAAGTAAGAAATAATATCTTTTACTTCTGCTCGACTATAAAAAGGTAATCCATTTACAATATGATAATTTACTCCATTTGCTAAAAAAGAATCTTCTACTGTGCGACCTAAATAAGACATGCGATACAATACAGCAATATCTTCTTCTTTATAACCTTGTTTAACGCAAGATTTAACGATTTGAGTTACACGAGTCGCTTCTTTTTTATGAGTATCTAATTCAAAACTAACAATAGGAGCACCCACTTCACCTTCCGAATAAGCTACTTTATCAAATAGTTTAGTATTATTAGCTACTACAGAATTAGAAGCATTAACAATAGTTTGACTAGAACGATAATTTTGTTCTAATTTATATACTTTTATATTGTTATCTTTAATAAATTGTGCCCAAGAATTTACATCAGAGCCACGAAATGCATAAATCGATTGGTCATTGTCTCCAACCATACATAAATGAGAATGAGGACCACACAATAATTTAATAAAACGTAGGTCCTGTGCTGAGGAATCTTGGGATTCATCATTAAGTATATATTGGTATTGAGAATTAACTTCTTGTAATACAGAATTAAAATTTTCTAAAATTTTAATTGTATAATAAATTAAATCATCAAAATTAAAAGCATTTTGTGCTTTTAAAATTTGCTGAAATTCTTTATAGATATGTGCATATTCAATATGGTCTTCTTCTAATACAATAGTATCATCAGGAGATAACATATTTAATCTACAATCTGAAATATAAGATTTAACAAAACCTAAATCAAAATCTAATTCATTTCTTTTTAAAATACCCATAATAATTTCATCACATTGTTCTGGGTCATAGATAGAAAATGGATTAGAGAATCCAATTAAATGACAATATTTCCGCAACAATTTTACACAAAATGCATGATACGTGCATACCATCAAATTTTCAGCTCGTTCGCCTACTGTTTTAACAATACGTTCTTTCATTTCTTCAGCAGCTTTTTTAGTAAATGTAAACATCAAAATATTCTCTGCTTTGATATTATCAAGCATCATATATGCTACTCTTTGTACTATAGTGTGAGTTTTACCGCTGCCCGCACCTGAGATAACTACCATGTTTTCTTTGTAATTCATAACTGGTAATTTTTGCTGGTCATTTAACTGTGATAGAATTTCTTCTTTCGTTTTCATTTTATTTTAATCTCCTTTCTAAAAATAGGAGATTAAAATCTCCTATTTTAAATTTAAAAATTGGTCTGGATTATCAGACATATAAAATTCACTTTTATCTTTAGATTCTGTAATAGAACCATTAATAACTTGCATAACTTGGTCTACTGCTTCATGACATTGTTGACCAATAAAACCTTGTAATGTTTCTACTTGAATATTGCCTTTTTTATCAATAGTTACTTTAACACGTTTTTCCATTTGTAATCTTCTCCTTGTCTTAATTTAATATTAAATGCTATATCCATTACTTGTTTAATTGCTGGAATAAAATGATTTAACATAGTTTTTATTTTAATTTCATCATCTTTACTAGAAAATTCTAATGTATTATTTTCTACTACCATTACTTTACAAATCATAGAATCAAATTCATTCACACATTTAATAATATATTGAACATTTGTATTTACACATTCATATCGAACAGAAAAAGATGTATTATTAATCTCTTTCTTGCTACTTGCAAAAGCAAGCATGCTATGTAAAAAACATAGCATATTTTGTCTTTCATTTAAACACATATATACTTTCATTTTTGTCTCCTAAAAATAATTTTAGGACACATAATGAACTATGTGTCCTAACTATTTACTTATTAATAACAATAAGCACCAATTTCAATTTCACCTTGTTGATTTTGTTCAACATTTTCAACAATATAACCAGATTGTTCTAATTGTTGCATTACATTAAATTTTTGATATTGTTGAGATAATTCATCTACAAAAGTTTTTTCTTTAAGACCTGTCATCCAAAAGTCGCCAACAACTTTCAAATGATTTTCTTCATCACCTTTTAGCACAATACCAAGACAATTATCTGCGAAAGAAGCATCTACTGCATCACCATCATTGCCATGACGGAATTTAATAGATTTAACTGTCCAATCCAATTGAACACCAAGAGCTTCCATAGCTTTATTTAACAAATCAACTTTTACATTTTTCAATACATCACAAGTATAACGACGATAACAAGACATTTTAATGTCCTCCTTTTTAAAATATACTTAAATATAAATAAATATATAATATTATATACATTATTCTAGCCAATAAATTTTATTAAATTGCCAAAGTAATCTGCATTTTCGTGCATTTACTTTTTTACAATGTTTAATTCTTGATTGAAAATTTAAAGCTAACTGTTTTGGATATAAAGCTGTAACATAGCCAGTGTGCGTTTCTCCATTTTTATATGTATAAGAAACTAAATCTCTATGTTTAATTCCTAATACGTTATCAGTTTTTGCTTTTGATTTTCTTTTCATCGGTTTAATAGTCCACTCTTTTATACTACAAGAATCTGGGATACTATTTGTAATACATATAGCATCATTACTATGAGATTTTTCTATATTCCATTCAATTCTTTTATTTGCAGTTTCACCACCATTAGTTAGATGTAATAATCCTAATTCAGATATTTTACTTCGTAGATAGTTTTTACCTTGCATAACATGCATTGCGTAATCAAACCGTTTAGGTTTAGAGCCAATAATTTTGAAGTATTTATCTTCAAAATCTTGCTCTTTGCCTTCTGTTTTTTGATGACATTTAAAGCAAAGTGTAATTAAATTTCCAATAGTATCTGCTCCACTATATTTTCTTGCTTGTATATGATGTACTTCTAATTTACAATTAGATTTTCCACATTCCTGACATTTGTAATTATCACGAATAATAGCTGCTTTCCTAAGATTTTCATCTAAACGATTAGATTTTTGATACTGCCATTTATAAGGTTTATAATCATCTGTCATTGCACGGATATCTATACAAACATCTTCAAGATAATATTCTTTAATATTTATTAATTTATTTAATTGGTATAACACTCTCAAAATAGAGTCTTTTTTTTGTTTGATACTTGGAGCTAATCTTCCAATTCTTTTAGAAGATGAACGATTATTAAATCTCATCGGTCTATATCTTTTATGATAACGATGATAATGTCTATACCCACGCCTAACATCCATTAAGTGTTTTACATCTTGACGTTGTTTAATAGTTCCTTTAAATACTACTTTATTTTTAGTAGGACATTTTTGAACAATAGCTAAACCAACATGTATAGAACCATCATCTATACCGCAAACTATATAACTTTTATCATTTTTATTAGTTTTAATTTCTTTTTCTAATTGAATCACCATTGGATACATGGATTTTAATATTGCTTTACCTTTTCTAATCAAATACCATCCTTTGTTCATTTTTGTTGGTGCTAAAGGCTTGTTATTTTTATCAACCACAAAGCAATATTCTTTTTTAATATTTTCCATTTCTGGATAACCTTCCTTTCGGAGAATTTTTCGTCTTGCCAATGTCGTGGAGGGTATATGTGTTTCTCTGTTATCTATGCAGAACATTAGCATAGTTTCTTGATTGGCACTTACAGAGCTTCAGACTGACGAGTACATCTAAAGGTGTGTCTTTAACCTTTTCCATAACGTAGTTCATATCTGCAACATATCTTTCGATAGTAGCAGTCACTGAGGCTAGAAACCTATTATTAAGCAAGTGAAAATAAGAAATATAATATATATTTGTTCACTTATTTGCACTTTTGTCTATAAAATAAGCTACTTAATAATTAGTCCTTTTTAAAAATAAAATTATTTATTATCTACAAAATAAGTATTCCATTCTTGAATATGTTGATTTAAAGTTAAGAAATAATAATGCCCCATATCATAAGATGCTGGGCAAATTTCTAAAGTAGTAATATCATTCATATCCTCAGACCCCATAACAGAATCCATGATATCATTTTCTAAATCAGCAACAACAGAAACGCCTTCTTGTTCATAAATATTATAAATACAACGAATAAAATCTTCAATGAATTTTTGAGGTAACTCAATTTTAAATTCATCTTCAATTAAATCAAGTGCCCAATCAGATGTCCAAAAAGTCGTTTTATCGTTTACTTCTATTCCATTAATTGTGCCCTTAAATTCTTGAATAATCTCACGTTTCATTATACTCCACCTCCTTATTATAAATCAAGGTCTAATACAGAAGCTTTGCGTTTATTTTCTTTCACTTCATCTTCTGCCACTTTTCTTGCTCTATCTTTACAATATTGTTCTAATACAGCAATTTTTTCTTTAGAAGATGTCGCAATAGGAATTACTTCTTCAATCGCTTTATCAATATCTTCGAGAACGATAGTTTTATCTTCTTGATTCATAGTGCGAATATAATTAATACGTTTTAGATTTTTAACTACTTGTTGAATTTCAGCACCTACAAAACGTTCAGTATGTCGTACAGCATATTGCAATAAAACATCATCTAATACTACATTCTTTTTATTTAAATGTACATTAAAGATAGCTTCCCGTTCAGATGTGGTAGGTAAAGAAAAATACCATTGAGCATCAATACGACCAGAACGTGTAAATTCTGGAGGTAATACGCTCACATCATTAGAAGTCATAATTACATATACACCATTATTGTTATCTTGCATAAACTCTAATAGTGTTTTCATAACACGAGCACCTACGCCACCATCAGTATTTTGCGAAAGTGCACCACCCACAGCTTTCTCCACCTCATCGAGAAGGAGAACGCATGGAGCACATTGTTTAACAACTTCCATCGCATATGCTATATTTCGTTCTGATTCGCCAACCATACGATTCATGATTTTATCCATAGATAATTTAATTAAAGGTACACCTAATTCACCAGCAAATGCTTCAGCACTCATAGTTTTGGAAGTACCTGGAATACCTAAGAATAAAGCACCTTTTGGCATATCTAAACCAGCTTTTTGAGCTTCTTCAGACATAGAAATTTGCTGTTCGTGCAACCAATCTTTTAAAATAGCATTACCACCAATATCTTTCATGGAAATTTCTGGAATTTTATAATCTAGTACACCAGATTTCTTTACGATATTGATTTTAGATTGAGATAAATACGTAGCATCAAGTTTCTTAAATTTAACGATAGATTCTTTAGATAATTGAGAAATATCTTTAATCGTTAATCCAGAGCACATATTAACAATTACATCTAATTCTTCTTTAGTTGGTAATTGAATTTCTTCACGCTTTTCTTCTGGAGCTCGATTTTTTAATTTTTCTAATGTCTTAATTGGAGTAGCCGTTAAGAAATTAAAAATATCTTGTTTAGAAGGTAACGTATATTCAAATACTTTGAATAGATGAGCAATAGAAGAATGCACTGCATTTGGAGATACAACAATAATAGGCGTATACGATACAGGTTTACGTCCTTCTTTTACATCACGAATATATCGTGCAGTTTTAGGATTTTGAAACAATGGGTCTAAATCTTTTAAAATCCAAATATTTTTTGTATTGACGTTATCTTCATCAAAAGAATCAGGGATGATACCTAACTCAAATAATTGAGGAGGTTCTTTCATTCCTACATTTACTTTTTCATAATTAGGCCCAGTAATTAAATCTACTGGTACTACACCTAATGTATTAGACCATTCTTTAATATTGCAGAATTTAAATTTTTCCATGCCAGAAAGCATAGATAAAAAATCTTCTAAAAAATCTGCTTCCTCAATAGTCTGAACCCAAATACATTCAGTTCTCGCAGAAAGCAAATCTTTTAGTTCTGATAAATCTCTCATTATAGTTCCTTTCTTATTTTTGTCTACAAATCGATATCCAATTCAAATGTATCTGAATTTCTATCTTCTTCTAATTCTTGTAGAAAACGTTTTGAATATGTAAAGAAATCTTCTTCTTGTTTTCTTTCTACATATACAGGTACATTAATTTTCTTACTTAGATTAATCGCTGCTTTACAATCAATTATATGATTTCTGCTTGTATAACTAGCAATATCATCTAAAATAATATAACGACCAGGATATCGTTTTTGGTTTGGAATAAAATTAATAACTGCTTTATCGATATTTTTAATAGAAATATCAGAAATAACATTTGATAATACAATTTTTTCTTCTTCAAAACTAATTTTTTCAAAAGTGGTTAAAATTGTATCATTATATTCAATATATCCAAAGCCTTTTAATTGCAAATCCTGATGAATAACATTTTCTTTAGCGAATAGTTCTTGTAAAATATTATTTTTAATTGTGTCTTTAATAGATTGAATAAATGTATTTTCATCAATACTATCCATTTGTTCATTAATAGTATCAAGAACTGCATTAGCCAATACATTAACATTATAAGATTGAGCAAACTTATATTTATTTAATTTACCAATAACAGTACCTGTTTCACTAGGTTTATCATATTCATAAACATAATCAATAATATTTTCGTCAAATATATTTTTTATATCTTGTGTATTCAAAAGATATGTCATCGGCATAATTCTTTTAATCGGTAACGATTTTTGATTAAAGAATTCGAATGTTTTTTCATCGACATATACAGTTGCATCTTTAAATTTTTTCTCAGCTAGTATCATATTTTTCCTTATTTTTTCATATGGAAAATCAAGTTATCTTTCTCATCTAATGAAATACCACTTAAAATTCCAGCAGGCATTCCAATTTCATTCTTACAATCATATACAACTTGATTTCCAGAACCAATTACGTTCGTAAAGCC